CCAGCCGCCACGGAGAGGTGTGATGAGGTTGATTGAGCGGGTATGACCCGCAGAACGCTCGAAGGAGCGTGCAGAGCTGTATTTGGAGACTGGGAAGCGGTCCATGGTGTTCCTTAAGTAGAAAGGCCCCGGCGGGATTGCCGAGGCCTGTAGTTTGACAGGATTTGGGGGTCCTGTCAGTTAGCACAGTTACATCAAGGGGGTAACTGTGCTGCTTAGAACTTGAGTTCTAAGTTTTTTAGGTCCGGCAGAGGGACCAAGTGTCCAGGCGGATGGCGGTAGCCGCGGAGGGTTTCCTGACGGACCATTTTCCACCGGTATCCCGGGCAATGGCGATGCTTCCGGAGGCTGTAGCGCCAGAGATGGTAACGGGAGCAGTGCCGCCAAACGAGAGCGTAGGGGCAGTGCCCTTTTGTGGCCAGGGCAGGCAGGATGTGAAGTAGTCGTGGCGTTTGCCGCGCCTGCGGAGAACGTAGTCGGTAGCGACATCGGGTCCGTCGTCGAGGTCGACAACAGCCGAGTTGATCAGGTTCTGATCGCGGAACCACTCGTTGTAGATGAGGTTGTAAGCCCGCAGCGGGAGGTTCTGGTGCGAGATGACATTGGCGCCAGTGATTTGTCCGGCCGTAGGTAGGCCGAAGTAGTCTTGCAGCGAGTTCGCAGCGTAGCCGCCAGCAGGCGAAGGGCAGGTCGGAACCGTGTAGCTGATGGAGTCGCCGGGATTGCGTTGTTCGCCCATGAATTTCACCCAGTTGTCCCACACAAGGCGATTGGGTACGAAGAAGAAGAACGATTCCAGCGTCAGATCGTCCATGAAAGGCGTGATGGGCGTGGCCAGACGCGCGATGGCGTGCATTTGGCCCCGGTATTCGTCGCCGGGGAGTAGTTCCTCACAGTAGACCGGAACGAGGAAACCAGCGTCAAAGGTCGTTTTGTGGCTGTGGTTCATCTTGAAGATGGACCGGGGGACTTCCGAACGAGGGATGAGCGAGAAGTCGTGTGTGCTGATTTGGTCGTAAAGCATGTTTAGTCTCGGGTGTCGCGTTTGAAAAGTGATGTGCGGGCATTGGCGTAAGTAGTCCGAGCCGCACGGCGTTGGGGTGTGTCCTCAAGCTTGCGCTTGGGCATGGTGTCATAGACACGTTTAGTAGTGATGGCCTCGAGGGCCAGTTTGTCTTTGGTGAACCGCATATGAGGGACGGTTACCTTGTTTTTGTAGTACCGAGGAACGGGGGCCGGAGTGCCCTGAGTAGTTATGACGCGTCCGTGTGGGAGTACGTCGATGTGTCCGTATTTGTCCCACCAGTCAGAGCCGATTCCGGGGTTACGGGAGGAGACGAGGAACTCAGGGTTTGGCATGACGAGCTCGCCCGTTTCTGGGTCGCATCCGAGAGGTAGCGGAGACGCTCCCGGTCCAGATATTTTTTTTGTGACGTAGCGAGCAATGTAAGCGCATGACTCGAACGTGAGTCCACCAATAAGGGCGGTTCCCGCGGTCCATGCGGCAGAAAGCGTTGCAGAAGTGTAAAGAGGTTGACCACCTAAAGCCTCCGAATAGAGTAGTCTGTCGTGGGAGAAGTCTTGACCAAACATGGCTACGTGAAAATGAGGACGGCGATGAAGCTCACCATACTCACCACAAGCAACGTAGCGAAAAGCACATGAGTGGCGGAGCCGCTTAAAGAAGCGTTGAAGGTCAGCTTTGACAAGTTGACCAAGAGCCGGGAGACTAGTTTGGGCATACGTCAGGGTGATGAAGCACGCAGCGGAGTGCATTTGCTGTTCGTGGGTCATGCGGATTGCCCACTCGCGAGAGTAAGCCAGCCGGCATTCCATGCATTGGCCGCAGCGCGTAGGCCCATGGGTCGGATGTGCCCAGGGCGCGGAACACATCAGAGCCGCCAGCCGCCACGGAGAGGTGTGATGAGGTTGATTGAGCGGGTATGACCCGCAGAACGCTCGAAGGAGCGTGCAGAGCTGTATTTGGAGACTGGGAAGCGGTCCATGGTGTTCCTTAAGTAG